ATGGCTACGAAAAAGGGAAAGCGCTATTCCAAACGAATTGAGGACGCCCACGGTTGCACGTCGATTGACCCAGACGTTTTCCATTATTTCAGAGGCTCCACTGTTAGGTATAGAGAGTGGGCAGCCCGGTATCTGGCTATACACGACATTGACGCAGAGACTTTTGCGTCTGCCGCACGCCTGAGCGGCCATTTGGATGAGGGAGCTGCTTTGCGTGAGCATGTGCAATCTATTAAAGGGGTGGATGTTGATAGCGGCGTATGGATGGCGGCAAGGATTTTTCAGCTTTGCAGCAGGATTGATGTGTTTATGAAGTCTCCTGAGTTGTTTAGACCGGGAGAGGGATTTCAGGACATCTTCGAGCTTGGGCGTATGAGCATGATGGCGCGCGTGTACCAGATTGACGAGGTAGCCACGGAAAAGAGGGTGAAGCCTGCTGCAAAGAGTCGCAGTGTCCCGGCTGACAAGGTCGCCCTCTGGAAAGAATGGCGCAATGAACCTCACTTAAAACACAAATCAGACAGAAGTGCGGCTGAAATAATAGAAAGACGCGAAGAGGGCCGCTTTTCAGCCGAGACGATCCGCAAAAGTTTTAAAAAATTGGGTACGTCAATTTGTGAAACCCAGACCCAAAATTACCTTTGACCTATCGATCACTTAGGCACCCCGCCTGAAAGGAAATAGGTCATGAATACACAGGTGCAACAGGCCACGGACGGCCAAACAGTGCAGGCTGATGGGCAAATGTCTCGCCTAATCGCTTTGGCAGAAAAGCTGGACTGCTTCACAGAAAGCGACTTGATGCTGCTGGGCAAACTGTCCCATAGCACGGTCGAGGCGTGGCGAAAAAGAGGCCAAGGCCCTGCATATATCTTGCTGGGCAATCGCTATCTGTACCCCCGGCAGGCAGTGGCCGAGCATTTGGCGAGCCTGACCCGCACCCGCACTAGCTTGGGTAAGGAGGCGCTTCTGTGAATGCCCGCCCGCCCATGCCCCAAACCCTCCCTCCCGCCCTGCAGGGCTTCACAGCTTTCAATCAGTGGCTCAATTACCGCCTAACCCCGCAGGTCAATGGCAAACTCAAGAAGGAGGCCATCGGCCGCGAAGGCTACCGTGTTGACCCTACCGACCCTGCGCGCTGGATGACCTACCAGGACGCCGCCGCGACTGGACTACCGCTGGCTTTCAGTTTCTCGGACAGTGACCCGTTCTTTTTTCTGGATATTGACAATGGACTTTCTGATTCTGGCGAGTGGTCTAGCCTTGCTCAGTCTATGTGCACACGCTTTGCGGGCTGTGCCATTGAAGTCAGTAGCTCGGGGCGCGGCCTTCATATATTTGGCGTTGGCAATCGCGAGCGGCATAGTAACCGCCGCGATGATCTTGGAGTTGAGTTCTACACACGCGGCCGGTTTGTAGCCCTCACAGGTAACATGCTGACGCCTGACGGGTCGGTATTCCACAGCCCCCCAGAGCTGGCAGCGCTGGTCGCTGAGTACTTCCCGCCCAGCCAGCACCAAGCCGCGACCGACTGGACTGATGGCCCGTGCGACGGCTGGGCAGGGCCGACTGATGACGATGAGTTGGTGCGCCGCGCTTGCCGTCACGTATCCGCCGCCGCAGCCTTTGCCGGTAAGGCGACGTTTGCCGACCTATGGGCGGGCAATGCTGAGGCACTGTCCGAGTCATACCCCAGCAGCACGTCGGCCTACGACGGCAGCAGTGCAGACGCCGCACTGTGCGCACATCTCGCGTGGTGGACCGGCAAGGACTGCGAGCGAATGACCCGTCTGCTGCGTGCCTCTGGGCTGGCGCGCGATAAGCACGACCGGGAGGACTATGTGCAGCGCACCGTGCTGCGGGCTTGTGGGCTGGTGACTGATGTGCTGAGGGATAAATCTGAGGGCGATTGGCCCGAGCTTGTACCTTTTAGCGTGCAAAGTTCAAAGGCTGAGAACTTCCCATTTGATGCATTGGGGTCAATCTTGGGAAATGCTGCGCGTGCTATTGCAGAAGATGTGCAAGCGCCTGACAGTCTGGCAGCGGGCAGTGTATTGGCTGCTGCCTCTCTATCGGTGCAGGCGCTGGCTGATGTAGTGCTGCCGCATGGAGACAAGACACCTCTGAGCCTGTTTGTTATCACTGGTGCTGCTTCTGGTGACAGAAAAACGGCAGTTGATAAGAACGCCTGCTATGCAGTCAATGAGTTTCGTCAGCATCAGGCCCGCGAGTACACACGGCAGATGCAAAGCTATGAGGCATTTGCTGCGAACTCAGACAAAGATACAAAGCCGCCGCCGCCTAAGACTCTGACCATTAACAACGCAACGGTGGAAGGTGTAGCTACGCTACTTAAAAATCAGTCGCACGTTGGAATTTTCACGGCTGAAGGTGGTGAGCTTTTGGGCGGCCACTCGCTTTCTAATGAGCGTAGATCGGCAGGGCTGGCGTTTTATCTCAAGGCATGGAGTGCAGAAGAATTAAGCGCTTTGCGGGTTGGCTCGGGGTTGAATAGTCTGTTAGGTCGCCGCATGGCTATGCATGTTTTAGTGCAACCAGTCTTGCTTCATCAGTTGATGGGGGATACGTTGGCTAATGACCAAGGCTTGCTTGCACGCTGCCTAATAGCTGAGCCTATGACATTGGCGGGAACGCGCTTATATCGCCCTGCGAATGTGCAGCGTCGTCCTGAAGTCGTGGCCTATAACGAAAGACTTAAAGCCTTGCTTGGAATCATGCCAACTGTTCACCCAGACGGTGACGGTTATGAGCTTGTACCGCAGGAATTAGCAATTAGCACATTAGCAGCCCAGCATTGGGTGAACTTCTACGACGAGGTGGAAGCAAAGCAAGCGCCAGGAAAAGAGTTTTCGGGAATTCGGCCCTTTGCATCTAAAGCCGCAGAGCAAGCTGCGCGAATTGCTGGTGTGATTGCAATGGTGGAATCGAACGGGGTTTCACAAATCGAAGAAGCGCAAATGCTTGGAGGCATAAAAATTGCACGCTTTTATCTTCAAGAGCATTTGCGCTTGATGGGGTCGGCCCTGCAAGTAAATTCTGAGCGATTGCCACGCAAGATGGTTGATTGGATTTTAAAGGCTGGAGGCCATGTGACTAACGCACACATTCTTCAAAGCTGCCCTTCTGAAATTAGAAAATTGAAAGCGCAAAAAATTAATGAGCTACTTTCGGAGCTTGCAAAGCGTGGCTATGTAAGAGAGAGTAGCTCAGGTTGGGAGGCGAACCCTCTTGCTAATTGCTAATCCTGCTAATTTTGCTAATGACCGACTAGATAGTTTTATCTTCAATTAGCAGCGTTAGCAAAATTAGCAATTAGCAGCCCGTCTTTATGGCGGGCTTTATTTATGGGTGATTAATCGGTACATATTGCGTCAATTGCGTTTTTGAATATCAGCCAGGACAATTTAGGCATTAATTTGCCGCGTTTGGCAGTTATTCAAACCGCCCCGGAAATCGTGGGCTAACGTGAAAGACCAATATGCAGATTGCAGCTATCCGCGAAGCCCGCACCGCCAAGGTGGCCCAAGCCCGTGCCCTGACTGATGGCGAGATGACCGCCGACAAGGCCGCAGCCTTTGACAAGCTCAAGGCTGAAATCACAGCGCTGGAGGCTGACGAAGCCCGCGCCCAATTCATTGACGACATGGAGCGCCGCGCCGCTGGTGCACCCGTGGACAAAGCAGCCCGCCAGATGGAAAGCCGCATTAATGTGCTGGACGCCATCGCCGCCCAGGTTGAGCAGCGCGCCGTGACTGGTGCCCTGGCTGAGTACCAGCAGGAAGCCAAGCGCCAAGGCTTAGAAGCCCGCAAAGGTGGCGTGCTGGTGCCATCGAGCATCTTTGAAAAGCGTTCGACCCAGACGACCACGACCAATGCCGCCGTGGTGCCTGACGACTACCGTGCTGACCAGTTCATTGGCCTGCTGCGCAACTCGCTGCTGGTGCGTTCGCTGGGTGCCCGAGTGCTGCCCGGTTTGCGTGGTGATACCGTGATTCCCAAGCAGACGGGGGCCGCAACTGCCTACTGGCTGGCAGAGGGTGACAGCCTGACCGAATCCAGCGCCGCTTATGGCTCTATCAAACTGGAACCCAAGCATGTGGGCGCGCTGTCTAGCCTGTCCCGCCAACTGATCCAGCAGGCTAATCCCGCCATTGAGCAACTGACCCGCGATGACTTCTCGCAGGTGGTGAGCTTGGCAGTGGACAAGGCCGCATTCCACGGTGATGCAGCAGCCAAGCAGCCCGTGGGCATCTTGAACACTGTGGGCATTCAGACCGCATCGCTGGCTACGCTTAATTGGGCCAGCATCGTGGCGCTGCTGGAAAAGCTGGGCCTGGAGAACGTGACACCCAATGCCATCGTGACTCACGCCAAGGCCGCAACCAAGCTGCAAACCACGCTCAAGGACACAGTGGCTGGCGCTGCCTACCTGATGCAAGCGGGTCGCGTGGCTGACCTGCCCGCCTACGTGACCAACCAACTGGACGCCCAGGGCACGACGACCAAGACGGGCCGCCTGATCGCTGGCGACTTCAGCCAGTTGGTGATTGGCGAATGGGGCAGCACCGAAGTGCTGGCCAACCCCTACGCACCCGGCCACTACGAAAAAGGCGCCGTGCTAATCCGCATCCTGCACACCATGGATATGGCTGTACGCCATCCCAAGGCGTTTGTGGTTGCTGACGACATGGCGCTGTAAAGCGAGCGCCGCCATGGAGATTCGCTCTATAGGCGGTGTGCAAGCCCAAGGCCGCAAGGTTACGGGCTATGCAGCCGTATTCAATCGAGAAACGGACTTAGGCGAATTCCGGGAGCAGATCGCACCTGGAGCATTCCGCCGCAGTCTGGAGAGCCGCCGCAATATCCGTGCGCTCTACGACCATCAAACGGGGGCAGTGCTAGGCACGACCCAAGCCCACACCCTAGAGCTGCGAGAGGATGCCCACGGCCTTCATTTCACATTGGAGCTGCCTGATACCAGTGTTGGGCGTGATGTGGCCGAGCTGGTTAAGCGCGGCGATGTTAGCGGGTGCTCTTTTGGTTTCCGCGTGAACCCTCACGGTGAGAAGTGGGAGCGCCGCGCCGATGTTGCTGTGCGCACTCTGGTTGATGTGACGTTGGCTGAAATCACGCTGACCGCAGATCCTGCTTATGCAGATACAGAGGTTGCACTGCGCTCCATGGGATTTTGCGAACGCTTCCAAGACCGCCGCAAGCTGTGGCTGGAGACATGCACATGAGCCTCATTACCCGCGCCCTGAATGCTGTGGGCCTTGAGCGCCGCAGCACCAACCCTAACGACCCTTGGGGGCCTTATCAGACCCTGCGCACCGCTGGAGCCGTCAACCCGACCACGGCCCAGAGCGTCAGCGCCGTCTATGCCTGTGTGCAGGCCATCTCTGAGACTGTGGCAAGCCTGCCGCTGATTCTCTACAAGCGCGACGACGACAACCGCGAGCGAGCCTCGCAGCACCCGCTTTACCGCGTGTTGCACGATCAGCCGAACCCAGAGCAAACCGCGCTGGAGTTCCGCGAGTTGATGACGGCCAATGTGCTGCTGTGTGGCAATGCCTATGCACGCATTGAGCTGGGCAGTGATGGGCAGGTGAGGGCGCTTTGGCCTTTGAATCCCAATCGCGTGAACCCGCTGCGCGCCAATGACCGCATTGTGTATGACGTGACCGAGACAAGCGGCAAGGTGACGCGCCTGCTGGCCCATGAAGTCCTGCACCTGCGCCACCGCATTGGTGAAGACGGAATTCTTGGTGTATCGCCCATCGCTGCTGCCCGTGGCGTGGTTGAGCTGGCAATTGCCGAGCGTGAGCATGGTGTGAGCACCTTTAACAACGGAGCCAAGCTGCTGGGCGTGCTCAAGTTCCCCGGCAAATTGAAGCCCGAGCAGCGCACCGCCATTGCCTCATCGTGGAGCAGCCAGCACGCCGGTGGTGCGAACGCTGGACGCACTGCGATTCTTGAAGAGGGCGTGGACTTCCAGACCGTGAGCATGAGCCTTGAGGACGCCGAATGGATAGAGGCCCGCAAGCTGTCCGTGATAGAGGTTTGCCGCCTGTTTCGTGTGCCGCCCGTGATCGTGCAGTCCATGGAGTCAGCTAACTATTCCAACTCTGTAGAGCTGGCCCGCCAGTTTGTCACCCAGTCACTGCGCCGCTGGCTGGTGATGTGGGAGCAGTGCATTGCCGCCAAGTGCCTGACCGATGCAGGCCGCCGCACCTACTTTGCCGAGCACAGCCTAGAGGGCCTGCTGCGTGGTGATGCTGCGAACCGTGCCGACTTCTACGGCAAAGGCATTGACGCCGGATGGCTGCTGAAGTCAGAAGCCCGCCGCCTTGAAAACCTGCCAGTTATTGAAGGGATTGATGATGCCAAGCAACAAGAAGCCACGCCTAACAATGTCTAAGCCGCGCCTGCAAGTGGCCGTCAACCCTCATGCGCTGAAGGTTGCACGCAAGCCTCGCCCGAGCAAGACAGGCCGCGATGCTGACCCGCGCCGCACGCTGCCGCTGACTAGCGCTGCATGGCGCAAGCTGCGTGCCGTAGTGCTCAACGATCAGCCCCTGTGTGTGGACTGCGCTGCCCGTGGGTTGACTGTGGAAGCCAAGGACGTTGACCACAAGGACGGTAATCCGGGCAACAACGAGCGCGAGAACCTGCAAGGGCTATGTCACCCCTGCCACAGCCGCAAAACCGCGTCAGACCACGGCAAAACGGTGCAGATGGGGTGCGATGTGCACGGGATGCCCACCGACCCCCGACACCCGTGGAATCAGGAAATCACGGGCGACTGATCGACTCTGACCGCGCCCCTCCACGCGAATAAACGCTAACCGAGAAGAAAAGCCATGAAACTGACCCCAAAGCGCAAACGCTCAGACAGTGCCGCCGCAGCCGTGGCCGCCGCTCAGGCGGTGGCGCTGGGGCCATTGAAGCCGCCCGCCCATGTGACCCTGCGCCCGTGTGATGGCCCGTTCTGGGTCGCCATCATGGAAGCCCGTGCCCGTGATACGTGGACAGCCACCGACCTGACGACCGCCGCCAATCTGGCCCGCACACAGGCCGACATTGAGCGGCTACAGGCTGAGGCAGATGCTGAGGGCTTCACCATCCCCGGCGCTAATGGCGTGCCGCAGGTGAACCCCAAGCACAAGCTGCTGGAGACTCTGAGCCGCCGCGCTGTGGCGCTGTCCCGTGTCTTGCATGTGCACGCTGAAGCCACGGTGGGTAAGTCAGAGGACGCCGCCAAGGCGCTGGCCAACGAGCGCCAAGCCCGTGGTGAGCACGACGACCTCATTCCAACGCTGGGCACACTGCAATGACCCGCGCTGAAAAAGTCATCAAGTTTATTGAGCAGTTCTGCCTGACGCCAGAGGGCGCCCAGGTGGGCCAGCCCATGCGCTTGGCAGGCTTTCAAAAGCAATTTATCCGCGATGTGTACGACAACCCGGCAGGCACGCGCCGCGCCATCCTGAGCATTGCCCGTAAGAACGGCAAAAGCGGCCTGATCGGGGCCTTGCTGCTGGCGCACTTGGTAGGCCCAGAGGCCAAGCAAAACAGCCAGATTGTCAGCGGTGCCATGAGTCGTGACCAAGCCTCATTGGTTTTTGCGCTGGCCTGCAAGATGGTGCAGCTATCGCCCAAGCTGTCCAAGATCGTGCGCATTGTGCCCAGCGGTAAGCGCCTGATCGGCCTGCCGTTAAATGTGGAATACAAAGCACTGGCCGCAGACGGCAAGACCGCCCACGGACTTAGCCCCGTGCTGGCTATCTTGGATGAGATCGGCCAGATTCGTGGCCCGCAATCTGACTTTGTGGATGCTGTGACCACATCGCAGGGCGCGCATGAGGCCCCGCTGCTGATCGCCATATCCACACAGGCGGCCAGCGATGCCGACCTATTGAGCCAATGGATTGACGACGCCCAGCGCAGTGAAGACCAGCGCATTGTGTGCCGCCTGTATGCAGCGCCTGAAGGTGCAGACCTGATCGATGAGGCAGCATGGCAGGCCGCAAACCCGGCGCTAGACCTATTCCGAAGCCGTGACGACCTGCGCGAGCAGATGGCCCAAGCCGTCCGTATGCCCAGCATGGCGAACATGGCCCGCAATCTGCTGCTGAATCAGCGAGTCAGCACAGACAGCCCGTTTGTGTCGCCCGACGTGTGGAAGGAATGCGCCGCCGAGCCGCTGCCGTTTGATGGCCCGGTGTATGCCGGTCTGGACTTGTCAGCCCGCACCGACCTCACAGCCTTGGTGCTGGTGGGGCAGGTGGAGGGCGTATGGCAGGTGCAGCCGTTCTTCTGGACGCCAGAGCAGGGCATTCATGACCGTGGCAACCGTGACCGAGCACCCTATGCGATGTGGGCACAGCAAGGCCTGCTGCGCACTACGCCAGGCGCAACCGTGGATTACTCACACGTTGCCAATGACATGCTGGAAATCTTGGACGGCCTAGACGTGCAGGCTATTGCCTATGACCGCTGGCGCATCACCATCTTGCGCCGTGAGCTGGACATGCTGGGCGTGGAGCTGCCTCTAGTCGAATGGGGCCAGGGCTTCAGAGACATGGCCCCGGCGCTGGATGCCCTAGAGGCCGAGCTGCTGAATGGGCGCATTGCACATGGCGGCCATCCCGTGCTGACCATGTGCGCCGCCAATGCCACGGTGGTGAAAGACCCGACTGGCGCACGCAAGCTGACGAAAGCAAAGGCCACGGGTCGCATAGACGGCCTGCAAGCTCTTGCCATGGCGATGGGGGCTGCCAGCCGTTCCGACTATGCACAGCCCTATGAGGGGGCTGGATTCACGTTTGTTTAACCCTGCCCGGAGGGGCCACGCAAGTGGAAAGCCGGGGGCGGATTAGTCGGTGAGTGCCGCTTCATGAAAAACCCCGACAGCGTGCGGCACCAGCTCCCAAGGTGGGCGCAAGCAAACAAGCCCCGGCCTGCGCGATGCAGGGCCGGGGCACCTACACCTTGAAACTGAAAGCCTCAAATGCTGACACTAGCCGAAACCAAATTGCACTTGCGTGTTGACCACGGGGCAGAAGATGCCGCCATTACAGCAATGATTGCTGCCGCTGAGGCGTCTGTGCGTGAGTACCTGAATGCTGAAGCGCTGCCAGATCAGCCGCCCGTGCGCGCCGCTTGCCTGCTGCTGGTGGGCACGCTCTATGTCTGCCGGGAGACGGTGGACAGCGCCGCCATGGTTGAGGGCAAGCTATTTGAGCGGCTGCTTGCCCCGTATCGTCTTATGAGCGTCTGA